TCATAAGACATACGCGGAAGTGTTAATGCAACTTCTTTTTGTAGATCTGGATCTTGCTCAATACGAGTAACGTACTTCTCTTTTGGCCCATAGATGATTGGAACCTTAATTCGATCTATTTCTTTTCCTGTATCTTTATCCTTGCGGATAAGCGAAATATTATTGAAAATGTTGCCAAAGATGACAACATACTTACGTGTTAGCTGGTAGTAGAAATGTGATCCTGATAGCATTATGGCATTCCAAATGGATTTTGTTCTGTTGTAATCATAATCGCATCAGCGTCAGTTTGAATAGGTCTATTGTCTGACAGATCATAGTATGTGAAGTCGCCAATATCATCCGTAGTTGCAACAGTCTTAGTAGTATTGGACGTTACACCTCGAATTGGCACATTAGCTGTGAAAACTCCAGTAATATTATATAGTTCTAATTTACCAGTTTCTATATCGTATGTCTTAACTGTACCCTTAGCAGCAGCAAATGCAACATTAGATCCCTGATAAACAAGCTCATCAGTATAATATGTTTGAGAGCCAATTGGTACGTTAATACTTATAGAATATGCATTGTCTTTTTCAACTTCATCAATTTCACTCATACCGGTATCAATTGATTCGCTACTATATCTGAACAGGTCACAACGAAGTTCGTAGATATACGGATCACGTTTACCTGCTGTAAAGAATAATAGTTCTTCTTCGACAAACTTGATTTCAAATAGCTTCTTCATTACAGGTACGTAAATTAGATCACCTTCACGTGGTCGCGCTGCAATGTTTGAAGGAATATATTTTTGGAATGATCTAGCAGAAATAACAAGATTTGTTGTGTCGCGAATATCAAGACCGAACTTAGAGAAGAAATCGCCATCACCTTCATAACCTTCAACGTTTGCAATATATGATTCAATTGTGTATGCGCGAGTAAACTTAGCATTAATGCTCTCTCCCCAAATTTCGTCTATACCATTATATGAGTCGCGAGGAATGTATTGTACATCGTGACCCATAATTTTGATTGACTCGACTATAACATCTTCAAAAAGACGTTGTTCACCTGTGCTACCTATGCTGAAGTTATTGAAGTAATGTGATACTGGCAATGGATTATCCGATCATGAACTGTGGTGGTTCTTCATAAGTATTACGGATCAAATCTTCAATTTCTTTGATCTCAGTAACAGCTTCTTCATATATTTGCTGACCATTCATTGTTATACCACCCGGAAGCTGCATACCGGCAAACTTCTTCATATTATTGCCCCATTGCTTTTTGATAAGCGCCGTGGCATATCTGATAAGCATACGATCGGTCCATACTTTAGGATAAGAACTGGTCTCTAGCTGAATGAATCCTTCAACAATGATCCAATCACCCACAGCTATTTTATTCCAGTTCACATCAATATAAAGTTTTCCTGTGTGTCTGTTATATCTAACAGGTTGTTCACCGTTAAACGTTATGTCGAGTAAACGGAGATGTTGCTGCATCTGTGTAAAATAGACAATCGATCCTGTGGTAAGAAGAGTTAAATCGTTCAGCCTCATTTGATACTGAAGATCGAACATATTTCGAACACTGGATGTTGAACTCAAGGGGAAAATGCGAGTTACACCTATAATGCTATCTGGAATAGGAATGTATTTGTGATCAATATCATCTGCTGTAATTTGATGAGGTAAATACCAACGCTCAACACCATCGAAGTGGAAGTCGCGAAAATACTGTAAGGCTTCGTCAATACGATCTTCTACTTGATCGTCATCAACGTTAATTTCAATGACTGGATGACCTAACTGCTTAAGGCACCAATCTCTAAATTGATCTCTATTCTGTGGTAATGCCATGTAAATACCCCTTTACAGAGTATTTATCTAAACGAAAACTTTAGTATAATTCCATTTTTTCCTTAATCATATCCAATTCAGCTTTGAGTTCTTTTATAGCTTCAATCAACAGGGGCACAATCTTTTCATATCGTACAGTCATATAATTTTGTCCACTCTTTGAATATTCAGTTCCGTCTTCATTTTTTCCAATGTCAAAGGGTGCAGGAACAACTGCTTCAGGAAGAACCTCTTCAATTTCTTGAGCTATAACACCAACTTGAGTTTTAGTATCTGTATAACCATACTTAGCCGCTTCTTCGTTAGATTGGAATGTTACACCAGAAATCTGATTAACTTTATTTAATGCTCCGTCAATGATACGTATATTGTACTTTAATCTTTTATCTGAGTAATATGCGGTAATGTTATCTGTTGCTCTGATTTCACCATTAGTACCTGATGCGGGTGTGCCAACACCAAACGAACCGACTTTAAAACTTCCAAGAGAAGTAGTAGGGTTAGTAACACTGTATGACCAACCGCCAATAGCAAAGTTATTGTCATTATCTAGACCAAAATAGCCAGCAAATGCACCAGGACGATGAAAAGTCATAAATGCTGCTGGCTGCAGACTTGACGCTGCAAGCACTCCTGGAGAAGTATAAATTAAACCAGAACTTCGCAACTCGATGCCTCCTAAACTTCCTGTAGCAGTTAGTAAACCTGCAGTTTGACGATCTGGCGCAACTAATCTGCCCCAAGCTGCAACTGTACTTGTTACGTTTTCGAAAGCGGAAGCCTGAATACTTGTTGACCAACCAGACATCCAAGCCGATGTAATGCCGCTATATCCAATTTGTACGTCTGAGACATAGAATTGTGGATATGACCAAGCAGTCGCAAGCTCACCAATATAAACACAACATTTTCCGGCGGCAGTAACCCCAAATCTTACATTAAAAAAGAGTTCTGCATTTGGATTTCCGATAACATATGCAAAAGTGTTGACCCAACTAGGACTTGTAGCATAGTTGTATCCGCCACAGATAATATCAAAGCTTTGATTTGGATTATAAAGGTATACTTTAACGGTCATACGCAACATAGTATTAGTATAACCGACTGGGAGTGTAATCTGAAGCGCACCAGTTAACGTGCCTGCTGTAGATATGTATGAAGCTCCGGCTGGATTTGTTATTCTGTGATAGTCGGTGCTGCTAATTGCGCCTCCTGAATAATTTCTACTATCATCAATTACAGTATTTCCAGCTACTTGAATTACCATTTTTGACTTGACCTCTCTTAAGATTATTATCTTTTTCTATGCTTATTTAGCGTCAAAGAAGAACATATGCCATAATCTTGCATCATCCATAGCAGAACCAAAATATTCATTTGCAGCATGAATACAACCGGCATCAAAGATCACAAGACGATTGAAGATATTACCAAACTGATCTACCTTGTCATATGGTGTACCGTCTAAAAACGTTTTACCATTGAAAGCGGAACTAATGTTAGGATCATCTCTATGTAATACCCCTGACGATCTATGTCTGAAAGTCGATGTACCACATGAAGAAGGAGCATCAGGCGTCAGGTAAATCATAGCTGCATAGACCTGCAAATCGCAGTGATATACAATAGGTTCACCCGACACATTGAGTTGAAATCTACCATTCATCCCATAATCTTCCCATTTTGTGATTGTCTTTCCCAAAATGTCTTCAAATGTTTCCTTAATGCCAGGAAACAAAAACTGGTTAACTGTTCTGCGACCTATAAATGGTTTACCTAGACCGCCTTCAACGTACTCTTGTTCCTTAGCAAATTCTCGAACGGCATAAGGATCATGATAGAAATTGTCTACAATAAAAGCCCGTTTGTACTTACCGTAATCATCATTTACTCTTAGTTTCGCGTTAAACACCGTAAGATTTCCTTTCTGCTTTGACGAATGCGCTATCAATCGAAACTGCATTTTCACATTTTCTACACAACATGAATGCTTCATAAGGATCTGGAATCACATCATTATAGTCACTCTCAAAGAGATTGCCTGTAATTTCTTCTACACCATAATCCATACAGCATAGTGATACATCGCCATTAGGCAACATAACGTTGTGATACAAACGCTCATCGCAACCGCAAGTCATTTGATTATCGCCATGATCAACTGTTAAGAACTTCTGATCATTAAGTTCAGGCTTTAGAATACGTTCACCAATCAGATTGCCTGCTCTGGAATACATATCTCCTTTGTAGACCGTTGCGTCAGGGAATACGTGTACAACTTTTTCGTGAACCGTACCCATAGACATTACACTGAAGTTTTGAATCTCATGTCTGATCTTTGCCAGATGTTCTACAGTTTCAATGTACCGCTTTGTGATAGGATGCTTTGCTCTTAGTTCCTGATCTGGCAGATGAACAGTGAAACCTCCATTTGGTGCACCAGCAAAAGGAATATGCTTGATCCGATCTAAATCTTCTGGACTCATACCTACTAGTGTGGTAAATACTGAAACGGGATGACCTGTTTCGTGCGCGTACAGTACCATTTCAGTACAATCACTATTCATCCACGGCTCAACAAATCCTGAGAAGGTAACACGAACTTCTTTAGGTAGCTTATCAACAGCCTTCTTAAAGTTTTCAAGAGATAGTCTGCGCTCACCCTTATAGTTTGCCACAAGTGTTCTTTGAGGACAGAACACACAGTCTACTACACATCCTTTTTCAGGAATAATTGTTGTAAACTCTAGCGTAGGAGAAACAGAATACTTCCACTTGTCTTTGATATATCTCTTCTCTCTAGGAGCAGTGTTATCGATTATCGTAAATTTTTTTTTTGGCTCTTCGACTACCACATTTTTACGATTGTCAATATAGACATTGATTGTCTTGTAGTACTCTAAGAACCACTCTGAGAATAGACTGTGCTTAATATCCACATCGTCTATAGCTAGTACATCATACTTCTCAAACTTGGACAGATAATTATCACGGAAATTTCTGAACTTTTCTCTTAGTTCGTCTGTAGACAGATGCCATTCACCAACAATGTAATCGACGTTTTCTTTGATGAACTCAAAGTTTTCTTGAGTAAAGATATCATACTCTCCACCTTCACAATCGACTTTCATAAAGTTTACACGTTCAATGTTATTTTCTTTAAGCAATGTCTTGAATGTGATCGTTTCTACATCTATGCCAGCAGCACCATGAGTTTCTGTTGTGTTTTCATCAAATAGTCCAATTTGAATTTCGCGACCGTCAACTTTGCCGATAGCCTTATTGACAAGGGTATACTCGCCAACATTCTTCTGTAGAGTCTTAAATAATCCCTTATGAGGTTCTACGCACACAACTTTACTAGGCTTCTTATGCTTGATGCTCCAAGTAAATGGTCCAATAGAAGCACCAACATCTAAAACAACATCATTTTCTTTTACTGAAACAAACTTCTCATAAACATTCTGTTCGAATATTTCATGAAATACCACACTTCTGAACCAAGGATTCTTGTTGATTGCACCCCAATCCAACACATCACTACCATCACTGCTAAACATGTATTCCGTTGCATCTTTTGATGTTTCTGTAACGTCAAGCATCTTCTGTAGAATTTCAGGTGATACCAAATCTGGATGAATCCACCAATCTTCAAAAGTATTTACGCCATCAGGAGATAGATCGTTTGCTACCATAACATATCCCATAGACTTTAGATACTTGCGAGACTTATCTCTATATGATCGTGTGAAATCTGCATAGTAGTCATGCTCATACGTGATTACAGCAAACTTGCACTTGTCAAATGGCATCTTCAACAGACATTTATAGGTATTCTCAGCAGGTTCGATATCCAACTGAAGATAATCCACAGTATCACCATAATTTTCTTCAATCAACTTTTCATAGTCGATCTTTAGAGCGTCTTGACATAGAATTTGAGTATCACGTTCCTTCTTATATTCTTCGACACACTTTGGATCAAATTCAACAGAAATACCTTTCCAATTGAATTCCTTCTCAAGTAGGAATGTATTGTTGCCCTTCTTAGGTCCTGCACCACCAATTTCAAGGAATGTGCCATGCTTCTTACCGTTAAGCATTGCAAGCACGAACATGTCTTGATAAACTTGTGAGAAGTTCTGTTTAATTCTTTCTGCACCCGGGAACTTGTGTCTTAATTTTGGATACATTGTCTTATCATACATGCGGTAAATGTATGATTCAGGATAGCATCCAAGATGCTGAATATTGTATGTCACAGCATTGCGATGATCTGTGTCCAAATCATTCCAATAGTTATCTACAAGATACTGTAGCAATTGACGCGACTCTTTGCCTTTGCCTCTCCACCATGCAGCGACAGCTTTTTGAAAAATCAGTCCGTATCTACCCGGATAATAGATATTCAAACGAGGGAATGTCTTGTTTTCAGAGTTGTTTAATCCAAGCTCTGCAAACATATACGATTCAAAGTACTGTCCTTCTTTTTCCAAATATCTAGACATACAGAAATATGCTTCTGGGCGATCAGGCAATAGTGTGATAGCACCTTGAAACATGCTCTTGACACTATACTTTCTATTGTCTTGAAGATTAAAACAATTACCCATACGAATTAAACACTCGTATGCCATATTGTTATCAGAAGTGAGTTCGGAAGCTCTCAGAAAGAAAGACAGTGCGGAAGCAGTTTGTCCCATCGCTTCATACTGTACGCCCAACTTATAGTTCTTTGTTGGGTTGTCTGAGTCCATAATGTACTCGTTAATCAAATTATCAATCATTCATAAAGTCCTTCACTGTCTGTTTGGAACACTTCAATATATAAGAAGCATTATCTTGGAAACCAAATGTCATTAGAATTTCACCTTCATATTCTGCAAGACCGCAAGCAAACTCAATGTTTGCTCCCATAAAAGAGAATGCCTTTGACGTTGTGACTGGTTGATATTCTTTATTCCACTTAACCAATCTATGTGTATATATTGCATCTTTACGACCGGCTTCAGACTGAAACAGATCGACTTCGTGCTTAAGACTTAGATATCCATCTTCAAAGGGAATAACTTGTCCATTACCTCGTAAATCTTTAGCAAAGTAAATATCTTTGCTTTGGAAAACAGTTTCGCATGTTTTCTCTACAGGATCTACCTTAACGATATTAACAGGATTTGACCATCTCCAAAAATGATATGGCTTATCAACTATAGGCATCCAGTTCTTTTCGCAATACGTATTGTCAAGTTCCGGTGCTGGTATACGCCATCTCGAAACTTCTTTGGCAGACGTTGGAGTAAACTCAATTTCAGAAAGTTCCATGCGACCTTGACCATTAGTTGT